TGGTACATTAACGGTTACGGGTAATACAACTATTGAAAACATCAACATTACCAATATTTCCGTTAATACTACCGACAGTATTGTAACCACAGGAAATATAACTGCATCATATGTTTATTCAAATGGGTCAATTGTTTTAACCTCAGAACCTATTGCAAATGCAGTTAATAATTATGCGGTATCTGCGTACACTCAAGCAAATGCAACAAATCAATACGCAACTTCAGCTTATGCTCAAGCAAATGCTACAAACACTTATGCCACTACTGCTTATAATCAAGCCAATGCGGCCAATAGTTTAGCCCAATCTGCTTATAATAAAGCCAATACAGGAGGCGTAATTTCTGGAAATTTAGTAATTAATGGCGTAACTACTTTACTATCAACACTTGAGACTGTTTATCCAATTGCTTCACCTAGCAGTACAGTAACACTTAATATGAATAATGGTACAATATTTTATTTAACTGGATTAACAGGTAATGTGACTGCAGCTTACACAAATGTACCTATTACTGCAAATACTGCAATTGGTACTGTAATTAATATTGTACAAGGTTCAACCGGTTATATTGCAAATGCTATTTCAATTAATGGAAATACACAAACAATTAAATGGGTAAGCAATACTATACCTGGCGGTACAGCAAATAAAAATGATGTTATTAGTTTTACATTTATTACAGCAAGTAATACTGCAAACATTATAGTTTTAGGTAGTTTAAATACTTACGGATAATTATGACAAGACTAACTTCTTTTTCCGAAAGACAATTTTTTAACTATCCGTATATAAATTTAACTTCTTCACCCTATGGCGCTGGTTATACTTGGGCAAATAATACTAATTTTAAAACTGCCATGGGCGCAAATAGTGAATTTAGTATTGTTTGGGGAAAAAATCAATTTGTTGCAACCGGTTCTTCAGCTAGATGTTTAACTAGTTCGGATGGAGTTAACTGGACATATACTAGTAGTTTAAGTGATGCAGTAGGCAATTTTGTTATCTATAATATGGTTTGGACAGGATCACAATATATTGCCGTAGGTGTTCAGTCTGTTGCAGCTACTAGTTCAGATGGAATTAATTGGACATCACAAACGACAAATTTTCGTTCAGCTATGGGAGGATCAATATATACGGCTTATTCAATAGCAACATCAGGTAGTGTTTCTGTTGCAGTTGGATCTGGTTTTTCTGCTGGTGCTGTGGGAGTATATAGCACAGATGGAGTTAATTGGACAACTAATACTAGCAGTTTAAATCCTGCTTTGGGTAGCAAATCAACTGCAAATTTTGTAATTTGGACAGGCAATAAATTTATGGCTTTTGCTAGCAACACATCACCTTATGTACCATCTATTGCCACCAGTTATGACGGAATCAATTGGACAAATCCAGGAACTTTCCCCACATCTTCATATTATCCAATGTCCGCCGCATCAAATGGAAATTCAATATTAACTGTTGGATCGACAAGCGCTTCTCAAAGAGGCACTATTGCATATTTAAGTTCTGATGGCGGAAATACTTGGTCAAATATTACGAGCCAACTTACAAGCACATTTAACACCACTACCGGTACTGGTGTTTCTGTAACTTGGAACGGAAAAGCATGGGTTGTTATAGGTACTGGCTCGCCACCGGCAGTATCTTTAAGTACTGATGGTAATACATGGGTTTCTGCTAATCCTAGTGCCAATTTATTACCAATATTTGGTTCTTCTGATTTCTTAGCTGGTTCAAATTATAATAATACTGCAGCATATAGTAACACACTCAATATGATAGTTTCTCTTGGACATCAACAAGGTCGAGCTGCATACAGCACTTCATAAAAACGAAGATAAATAAAGAATGGCAACAAATCATATCTATTCCGACTTGGATTTAACCTTTCTCCCTTCTCCGGCGACAGGTGATGTTTCTATGAAATATGACGAACAGGCGGTAATCCGTTCAATTCGCAATCTTTTAAATACCAATTTGTATGAAAGATTGTTTCAGCCAGATGTAGGAAGTACTTTAAATCAATTATTGTTTGAACCAGTTTCACCTTTGACTGCAACTCTTATTCAAAATGAAATAACAAGAACATTAATAAATTATGAACCAAGAGCCACAATTAATACTCTTGTAGTAAGTGCTAATCCAGACAATAATCAATTTAATGTATCTTTATCGGTTTTTATAGGTAACCAAACATCACCTACGGCAATTAATCTTATATTACAAAGGACCAGATAATGGCTGGCGCTAATTCTAATATTCAAATCACAAATTTAGATTTTGATTCTATTAAATCTAACTTTATCAACTATCTACAGGGGCAAAGTACTTTTCAAGATTATAATTTTGAAGGTTCTGGCTTAAATGTTCTTTTAGATGTGTTGGCTTATAATACACAATATAATGCTTATTATTTGAATCAAGTTGCTAATGAAATGTTTTTGGATTCTGCCGTTCAAAGAAGTTCTGTTGTATCTCAGGCAAAAGTATTAGGATATGTTCCAAAGTCTGCTATTGCACCTACCGCAACAGTTAATGTGGTGTTTACTAATGTTACGACAAATTCATTGACTTTACCTGCTTATCAGAGTTTTGGTTCAGCACCAATCAACGGAGTGAATTACACATTTACCAATCCAGATTCTTATACCGTTAATGTCGTAAACAATACTGCTATATTTCCGGAAGTTGAAATTAAACAGGCGGTTGTTGCAACATATTCATTCACAGTAGATTCTTCTACAAATCCTAATTATGTTTTTGAAATTCCAGATAATGCAATTGATACTACAACATTGCAAGTAATTGTACAACAATCTTCTTCAAATACTTCTTACACAATCTATAATCCAGCTTCAAATTACTTAGAACTAACTGGAACCTCACAAGTTTATTTTATACAAGAAGCACTAAATGGTAATTATCAGATATATTTTGGTGACGGCATATTAGGTCAAAAATTAACAGATGGCAACATTGTAATTGTTAATTATCTTTCGACTGAAGGAACTGCAGGTGCTGGTGCAAACTCGTTTGTATTATTGAATACCGTTTCAGGTTATTCACCATCTGCCGTACTTTCAATAACTCCTGCTTCTCAAGGTGGCGACAAAGAATCTATTGATTCAATTAAATTTCAAGCACCTAAATCATATGCCGCTCAAGGTCGTGCTGTTACCAAAAGTGATTATATCACAGCAATTCAACAAAATAATTTAGGTATTTCATTTGATGCCGTTAATGTATGGGGCGGTGAAGAAAATAGTCCTCCAGTATATGGCCAAACATTTATTTGTTTAAAACCTACAGGTTCTTATCTTTTGACAACAACTCAAAAACAAAGATTGATCTCAGAAGTAATTAAACCTATTTCTGTATTAACTGTAACTCCAACTATTGTTGATCCAGATTATACTTACGTTCAATTGGTTGTTGATGTGGTTTATGATTCTACCCAAACAACTTTAACATCGTCACAAATTCAAGCAGGCGTTACCACAGCCATTCAAAATTTTGGCACAACTACATTAAACACATTTAACTCTACATTTAATTCGTATGAACTTTTAACTGCTATACAGAATTATAGTAATTCAATTGTTTCTAGTGATTTTACACTTAAATTACAGAAAAAGTTCTTTCCTAATTTAACCACAACACAGACTTATAATCTTTATTACAACACACTTTTAGAAAAAGGCGTATTGTTAAGTGGTATTACCAATTCTCCAGATTTGGAGTTTTTAGATCCAGCAAATTTGGCAAATACAATTTCTGGTGTATACATTGAAGAAGTACCATCTTCAACATATGGTGTAGACACAATCTCTGTTATTAATCCAGGATTTAATTATCAATCTACACCAACTGTTACAATTTCAGGCGATGGTTCTGGTGCTACAGCACAAGCAGTTATTGTAAACGGAGCAATTACCGCTATCAATGTATTAACTTCTGGCAACAACTATACATCGGCTATTGTGACTATTACACCGCAAGCTGGGGATACTACAGGTCAAAATGGTGCCGCAGTTGTAAATCTTCAAGGTCGTTATGGTACATTGAGAACTTACTATTATAATTCAAATCAAGTAAAAACAGTTTTGAATTCCAATATTGGTACCGTTGATTATACAAAAGGGATTATTACATTAAATAATTTTAATCCTTCAGGTATCAATTCTGCTTTAGGTCAATTAGCTCTTACAGCAACACCATCATCAACCATTGTTTCATCAACATATAATGGTATTATTACGATTGATCCGTATGATCCTACGGCAATTACTGTTAATGTTACGGCCAAAACCAATAAATGATTCAAAGTAATCAAAAAACTTCGTTACTAGTACC